TGCTTATAGACCAAAATACATCACTTATAAACCCAATGTAAAAGTAGAAACTATTGATTTACAGAATGAGCAAGAGCCACCTGATAAAGTTACACCTGAAAATGAACCTATAGAAAAAGAGTTCGTTAATGAATTACAGAATATCTATAATATAAATCAAGAGCATATCAAAACAAATCGCGCAGGCCGCAACACTGCTATTTTTGGATTGTCATATGAAATCTGTTATATTGATTCTGAGATTCAATCTACTGATTCATCATTGCCAATAAAATCTATTCCAAAGTTCTTTTCAGTCGACCCTAGAGAACTAATAGTATTATATGATTTTTCTCCTGAACCTAAAATGAAAATGGGTATTAGATTCTATCAAATGGATGATGCTAATAGTTATAAGGTTGAAGTGTACTATAATGATAGAATTGAAACATATACAAGAAAGAGAATAGATAATAATAGTAAATGGATATTGATTAGTGAAGATGTTTATTCAAATTATTATGGACAGATTCCTATTGTTGCTTACTATCTTGGTGATGAAATGCAATCTATCATGGAAAATGTATTATCTCTAATTGATTCTTATGATGTTTTATTCAGTGATAGTATGAATGAATTTGATAGATTCGCTTTTGCCTATTTAATTATGAAAAAGTTCGGGTTAACCTCTCCTATTGACAAGAAAGATCCAACTAGGATCAATTTTGCTTTACAATTATTGAAGCGCAGAAGGGTATTTGAAAACTTAGATGAAAAAGCAGACATCAAGTTCCTAACTAAAGACATTCCTACTACGTTTATTGAACATATTGGTAAACAGATTCGAGATCAAATACATATTCAATCCCATGTACCAGATTTTGCATCTGATACAACTAGAGCGGCTAGCGGTATTGCTATTCAAAGGTTAATGTTTGATTTTGAAGGACTGGTTTCAAGTGCTGAAGCTGATTTTGATACTGGATTGAATAAACGTATTGATTTAATTGCAGTTATTATGAAAGCATTGAATATAGCTGATGGTGGTTCCCAAATGGTTATCATTAATCATAAAAGAAACATTCCACTTAATGCTCAAGAGTTCGCGCAGACTGCCTTAACTATGATGCAAGCTGGATTTAGTCGAAGGGCGATTGTCGGAGTTATGCCAGAGGACATTATCCCTGATATTGAAAAGGAATTGGAATATGAGGCAGCGGATCAATTAGCCATGACTAATGGATTGAACTTTGATAATACTAGTAATATACCTACTCCGGATCAACAAAAACAAATAGATGATTTAGTTTCACAAAGTATATCTGAGCAAGATGCAATGAATCAAGTAATGGGGGGAATGTAAAATGGAGGTAATTGAAGAAAAGATGTTTGATTTATTATTGAATGATGAAGATTATACATTAAATGATTTAGCCAAAGTGATAAAAAGGAATTGGGGAGGTGATACAATATCTGAATTGATCTATCAACTAATGGAGGGAAATAAAAGTATTTGTAAAAATGTATCTAATTGGGATTTCAAGGCGATTGGAGATGTGAAGTAAAATGCCAGAACTTAGTAGTTTAGAGAATAAGGCTTTAGATGAATTATTGTTAAGAGAAGCAAAATACTCTAAGCAAATACAACAGCAATTATCCTACGCTCTAACTGCTATCTATGGTGAGATGAAAAAGATATATAATAGGTATGCAATAGATGGAAAATTGACTCGTGCGCAAATGACTGCTTATAATAAATACTCAACAATGGAAAAAACTATATTAGAAGTTCTTGATCCTGCTATAAAAGCAAATATAAAAACAATAAAGCATTTACTTCCTAGTCAATTTCAAGAATCATTTTTCCAATATGCATGGGCAATTGATCAAGCATCAGGTCTAAGATTATCATGGGGATTGATTAATACTAAATCATTATTAGGTGCCTTTGATATAACCAATCCTAAGAATATTGAATTACAGAATGCATTGAAAAATTATCCATTAGAGGCAAAAAAGAAAATAAGGGCTGCATTGCTTAATGGTTTATCTTTAGGAAGATCATATACTTCAATGGCAAATGATTTGAAATTAGCTGTAAGTAAAATATATTCAAGTGCAATACTTATAACTAGAACTGAAGCTCAAACTTCTATTAATGCTGGGCAATCATTGGCTTATCAAAGAGCCATTGAAAATGGTATTCAAGGTAGTGAAGTTTGGTCAGCTACAAAAGATGGAAGGACTCGATACGATCATGGAAAAATGGATGGTGCTAAAAGAATAGTGAGTGAAGGACAGGATGGATGGATATTGCCTGATGGGAGTTTTGCTTTAGGCCCCGGAGGGGATTGGGCACCATATCCAGGTTATCCAGGATTGGGGGCAGCGGAAAGATGTAATTGTAGATGTCACACAAGATTTCAAATTGACGGATATGAACCACAATTAATGAGGACGCGAGCTGAAGGAGTTATTCCTTATCAAAATTATAGTGATTATATAGACCAATATCATCCTGATTGGAAAGTCTAATATTGTCTAGAAACGGTTTGTTTTGGGATAAGGTAGGATTATAGGTCTTTTGCTAGAGAATGCGTCTATGACCTGTTTTTAAAGGTCTAAATGAAGATTAGAAAGGGCCAAGGAGGCACGAAATGATGATGGGACATGCAGAAATGATGCAAAGCAGCGACAAGCAGTGCAAGGATTGTGCAAAGCAGATTAAAAATGGGCAAAATGATATTAATGGAAATGTAGCTATGATGCCAATGGCTGTAATGGATTTAGGTATTAATGCTCCACAAAATTACATGTCAACTACAGATAATTATACAGGGATACATTAATGCCATTGAAAACAGGAAAGAAAAATATTGGTCCTAATATCACAACAGAAATGTCACATGGAAAACCTTATAAACAAGCATTAGCTATTGCTTTGTCTACTGCTAAAGTTAAGAAAGTTAAAAAGAAAAAGGCTAAGAAATGAATAACAAAATATTAAAGCAAGTAGAAGATATTCAGAGAAAAGAAAGGGAAATAATAAGTTTAGTAATGAATAGAGATAATTTGCAATCTAAGATTTCAGAATTAAATGATATGTTAGTTAACACAAAAGAAAGCATTTCATTTCGAGAATCAGAATTAAGTATATTGTATATTGAGTTGAAAAAAATTTTAACGGAGGATAAATGACAAGTACTACCGGGACGAGTATTGAAACATATCTTGATTGGGTAAAAAAGGAGATTGAAAAGAAACAATGGGGGGAAGTTTCAATAGTCTTTACTATTTGCGCCCATCAAGTTGTCGACGTTGAAAAGGGTTCTAAAGACAAGGATCATTACCCCATGAAAAAGAAAGGAGAATAATATGAAAGTTCATTTTGAAGATATGGGCGAAGTGTTCAAGCCACCTTTTCGTTTTCTTCCTTATTGTGCTAATTGTAATGCAGAATTAGGACCAAATGAATCACCATGTCGGAAATGTAATACTACTGTAGAATGGTTTGATCCTTATGATGAAAAGGAGAATAAATAATGTCAGAGACTTGTACTTGTAAAAAGGATATGCAATCAGGTTGGATTTGTCCTAGATGCCAAAAGGTAAATGCCCCATTTATGGATCATTGCGATTGTGAACCCAGCATTCCGGGGGATTGTGTTCCTAATTATATTTCGCATCCTTATTATTCTTATCCTGTGCATCCTTATCCTTGGGATGGAACAATTGTAGTGATTTGTGAGGGAAATAGTTGTACTTATAGAGTGGAATCAACTTCTAGCAAATAGGACTTTACATTTTTCTATCTATACGTTATAATATCAATAGTTAGATAAGAGCTGATCGGAAAACCGAAGGCCCTTGCGGATAAAACCGTAGGGGTCTTTATTATTTTACAAAAGGAGAAGTATTAAATGAATCGATTAAGGCAACGGAAATTGGACGCCAGGGCTAAAAGACAGGAATCCTTACACAATCAAGGGAAAACTGTTGAAAAGACCATTGTCAAAGTTCCTCAGCCAAAGGTACTAGAAAAGAAAGAAAAGGTATTAGTTGAAAAAGTGCAAGAAGTGAAGCGAGGAAGAGGCCGTCCGCCGAAGGCTTTGACCTTATCCACTACAAAGAAACCGGCAACGATGACTTCAAATAAAAAGGCATCGACCAAATCCAAGAAGGGGACAAAATAAATGGCTAACGACAATGATGAAATCACAATTGAACATATTAGAGCTTTTATTGATGCAAACAAGGATCGCGCGGATGTGGTTGAATATGTAGCTTCAATTTCTGTTGACAAGCCGCTTACTGTTGAAACTGTGCAGGCTTATCTAGGAACAATTGAAGGTAAGAATCTTATTCAGCCTATTATTGATCGTGCTAATACTCAGGCAATTAAGAGTCATGATGAAAAGCAAAAGCCGATTATCGAGGCTACGGTAAAGGCAAAGGTTAATGAGGAAATTCAGAGGATGAATCCTTCTGAGACTCCTGAGCAAAGGCAGATTCGAGAACTCCGACAGGCTCAGGAAGAAATGCAAAGGACCATGGCGAAAGAAAGACTTGATTATGCAATCGCTAATGAATTTGCTACTCGTGGCATTCCATTGGAGTTCGCTAAAGATATTCCTTGGCCGAGTGTGGAACATGCAATTAATGGTGCATTGGTTTGGGAAAAAGTTAAGTCTACTGAAATTGATAAAGCTGTAAATGCTAGATTAGCTGAAAGTCAGAAGCCTGGTGGAAAGCAAGAAAAGGAATCTGGGCCCAATTTTGCCGGAATGAGCCATACAGAAAAACTAGCATATTTTACTGAACAAGCTAAACAGCGTGATGCTGGAATTGCTACCTAATAAAAGGAGAATAGTATGGGTTTAGAGAATTTTATTCCTGAGATGTGGAGTGCAACACTCTTTGTCAAGCTCCGCAAGGCATTAGTATTCGGAGGTCTTACTAATAAGAACTTCGTAGAAGAGATTTTCAATTATGGTGATACTGTGCATATCAATGAAATCGGTCCTGTCACTGTTAATAGTTACACCAAAAATGCAACTCTTACCTATGAGACACTTACCAGTGCGCAGAAGACCCTTATCATCGATCAGGCTTCTAGTTTTTCTTTTAAGATCGATGATATTGATCGTGCTCAGACCAATCCTAAAGTCATGGACGGGGCAATGAGCGATGCTGCTTACCGAATCGGTGACACTATCGATCAGTTTATCGCTGGCCTTTATGCTCAGGCAGCTGCCACCCCTTCTGTTACTACTTATATCGGTTCAAGTGGTTCTAGTTTATCTGTTTCTTCTGGCAATGTTATTGAGACTCTTTCTTACGCTCAACGTTATCTTGGTGAGGCTAATGTTCCTACTCAGGGTCGATGGATTACCCTTCCTCCGTGGCTTGTTCAGAAACTTGTACTTGCCGAAGTTGGCGGAATTAGTGCTATTGCCGTTCCCAAGGTTCGTGATGATGGAATGATTGTCTCTGGTTTCGTAGGCCAGGCTTTTGGATTTGAGATTTATGAATCCAATAACGTTTCTAACAATACTACTCAATATCGTGTAATGTGTGGTGATAGTTCTGCCATTAGTTATGGTGGCCAAGTTTCGGAGATTGAAGCCCTTAGACTTCAGACTACTTTCGCTGATGCTGCCCGTGGTCTGTATGTGTATGGTGCTAAGGTAACTCGGCCTGAGGCCCTGCTTACTCTTTATCTCGCCGAAGCTGCGGGCTAGGATAAGGGAGGATAGATAAAATGGCTAACGGAACACTAAAAGTCACAACTATGACGCTTGCGGGAGCGTCTATCACTGCCGCTTCTACCACAATTGCTTCCTCTGAGACAATGACTATTTCCGCAACTACCGCCCAGAGCGCTCTTGATTTTAATAGCCTAGCGGTAACTGTTGCAAATGCTTCTTCAACTGCTTCTGTCACTCTTTCTCTTGGTGCTGGATCAAACTTCTCTGAAATTGGCCAGGGAGCTTATTCAATTACTGTCGCTACTGCTACTACGGTAGTCGTAGGTGGTCAGGGATTCGAGTCTGCTAGATTCCTCAATTCCTCTGGAGCGGTTGTATTTACCCAAGCTGGAGCAGGTCCTACTACGTGGACTGCCACCCAGTATCCAAGAGCCACTGAATAATGATTAGAAATGGGGAGGGACGTAATATGGAAAACATGAACATATATGGTCTCTCCCTTTTCTTAAAGGAATAATAATGGCTAAGAAAAATTGGATAGCCGGAGCAATCAAAAATCCTGGTTCATTTGCAGCCAAAGCAAAGAAAGTAGATATTAGTACAAGTGCCTTAGCTAAAAAGTCATTAAAGAAAAAGAGCAAAGTTTCAAGTACTACAAAAAAGCAAGCCGTGTTAGCCCAAACTCTCGCGGGTTTACGAAAAAAGAAGAAATAAAGTGGCTACAATTTTATCTACAACTGAGCTACTCAATTTCCAGCCTAGCATAACCGCTAGCGCTGCTACCATTTTAACTAGAAAATGGATTGAGGTTGTAGAAGAACGTATTCCATTGATAACTAATAATTATTTCACTTCTGATGTTCTACAGATAAATTGTACTGCTACTTTTAATCAAACTGCTGGAACAATTGTAATAGATCAAAATACATGGTCAGAGTTCGGATTCAAGGATGGTGATAATATTTTGATTTATAAAAGTTTGCGAAATGATGGATATTTGAAGGTAGATACATTTGTAACTAATACCGCTACAATTGCTTCAACCTATTCAGTATATGATGAGGCTTATAATTATAATCTTGGAAACGTGGTTTTCTTCAGTGT